TTTGGCGGATGTCGGCGTCAATCTTCTTGAGTGACTGGACAACCATTTGAGCATTCTCAGCCGCTTTACGCTGCTGCATTTGCTTAACTTCGGATACAGAGTTGTTTACCGCATTAAAGATATTATCTGCAATGCCATCTACATTTCCATCATTGAAGATTTTATCTATTGCCATTTGCCAACTCCTGATTCAGGTTTTGTAAAAACTCGTTTTCCATGTCTACTACAGTGTTTTTAGCATTATTCATCTGCAATTCAACAATTTTAGACTTATTCTTGATGTCTGCTTCCTTGAGCATCAACTCAGCAATACGAACCCGCTTGTCAAACTCTCTAGATGCTTCATTATCTTGATTAGGAAGGTTCTTGGTCATCGCCGCCATGTTCTTTGCCTGTACTTCTTGTGGCAATAACTGTGCCTCAACAGACAATTTGATGGCTTCTGCTTTATTTTGCTCTGCTTGGCTAGTCTGAACAGCAATATTAGCCTGTGCAGCCTGCATTGCCAACTCTGCTTGCATCTGTTGCATCTGCTGAGCTTCAGGATTTGGCTTACTCATCTCATCCAAAGCCGCCATCATCTCGTATCTGTTGCTCAAACTTGAATTTGCGATGATTCCTTTGAGAATTACAGGCAAAACAGGTGTATTTGGGCCAAGAGTCTGCAACAAACCAATGAATTGCTGCTGTTCGTACTCACGAGCAATGATTCCAAGCGTTGCAGTGGGTATGAAGTTCATGTCAACAGAGGGATAACGCTCTGGATCGAACTGCATGAACCTAAACGCCGCTTTTTTGATGAACGGCACAAGGAAATCTTCTTGGAAGTTGACCAAAGTGCGCTTGTACTTCTTGATGATCGAGGCCACAGCCATCGACATACCACCACCATCACGGCTTGACTGAGAAACCATGCCGTTTGAGTCAAGAGTTCCAGTAGCTTGCAACAACATACGTTCAAAATCTTTGGCAGTTGCTAGATTATTGGGGTCACTTTGACCAAACTTGAAGGGATACAAGATTTCATTAGGGTTGCCATTGGTGAGAATGGCTTTACCAGCCTTAATCTCAAACTTCATGCCACGGGGCAAGCGTGTGGCATCCATAGCAACCATTGGGGCAGTGGTCAAAGCGAGTGAGTCCAAGTGAGCCCGAGTCTGAGCATCAATAGCCTTTTGCATATTGAAGGCTTTTTCCACTGTACCTCGCCCCAACAAGCGATTAGGCACTGTATCGTCTTGGTACGACAACACTGGCCTATCCTTCATCATGTAAGGGTTTTCTTCAGCCTTGAGCAACATACCATCGTTGGCAATTACGACAATGGCTTCGACCATATCTGAGTAATCTTCAGCAGCAGAGTTCTCAGGGAACAACTCAACAATGTCTTTGTTCTCTGCCATGTTGTTCAAATATTCACGGGGTACTAACCCGTAGTATGTCAACAACAGCACCTTCTCGTCTTGGTACTGGCTTACCTCTTGGGTGGGCTCTAGATCAGTATCTTCATAGGTGGGCGTGATGTCTACCTTGCGATAGATGCCTTTTTCGATTCCTTCTACAACCTTGTGGATTGAGACATACTTCTCAATAGCCACGCCCATACAGTCATCAATGCTTGTTCCATTAGGGTCAAACAAGAAGTTCTTTGGGTTGATAGGCATGATCTTGACAGCAATCCTGTCTCTCTCCATCACGCCAATAGCAGCTTGTCCCATCTGATTAGGGATAGGCTGAGTAGAAGGAATATATTCTTTCTCAGTCTTGACGATGATCTCGCCAATGCCTGTTCCATAGATTTCAGCCATCAACTCGATCTGGTCGATAGATTTTCTGATCTTGTCTTTCTTGAAGTCTTCCATCAACTGATTCTTGATTTGCTCAACATCTATAGGGTTTCCACCTATATCTTGGATGTTGTCTTCAATATCAAAGAAGTCGCCTTGACCAAAGATAGCTTCCATGATCTCAGCATGGCGAGTCTCTACGGCTTGTTGTGTTGCAGGGGTAACAATGCGGCTACGCTCAGACTCACGGGTCTTGTCTTCAGAAGCCCATTGGCCTCGGAAGATGCGCTCATACTCAAGCCAGTCAGGAAGAAAGTTGGTATCTCTATAGTCACGCCACTTGGTGCAATGGTCAGTAACAAAAGCCGTAAGTTCTTTGTCAGCCTCAGTCGGCTCATAAAACTCGTTCTGCTCTAACTTGACTTGTTTGTCTGTTGCCATTTAAATTTCTCCACCAAAATATTTATTCATATTGGAATGTCTTTTTGTTAGATTCCATTTGGCTGGAACAACCTGAAAATTGTAAGCGTTATGCAAACCGCAAGCATTTTTATGATTTAGAGGAACAATGTGATCTATGTGCCAATCAAAACCAGTTGCTTCTTTTCGTAACTCTTTCAGGTTGGTTGCTTCATTAAAAACAAATTGATCTAATTCCGTAAACTCAAACTTTTCAAGTTTTAACCTTCTTCTATGAGCATATTGATTGCTTGATGCTTTTCTGCCTTTGGCATTTAGAAGTCTTTTCGCAAAATATTCTTGCCTTGTCATGTGACCAAGACGATCTCTTAAACGATCACGTTCTTGTTTTCTTGAATTTGGATTTTCTAGTCTTCGTTTTTTTTGTCCATCATAAAAACAAGTTTTGCATAAATTTATGTATCCATCACGCATTTCCTTGTGTTTATGAAACTCTAATTTAACTTTTGTTTGTTTGCAGGAATAGCAAGTTTTGCTTGAGTTATCAAACAAATCTAGTTGCATTCTTTTGTCAAACAAAAAATTCATGTCAGATGCCACTTATTATGTCTAAAGGCTCCCACTCATCTTCTTGGTCATCTTGGAAGTATGAGGTCACAGCCAGTTGGTCAATGTAGGAAAGAGCATCGGGCAAGTCATCGTGTACTCCATTGGCAGGAAACATTAAGATTTGATCCTTAAATTCTGTCCAATCTTCCTCAGAGTTCAGCACAATACGCCCATGCTCAAACCTTCCTTGGAGACTCCAGATAATTCTGTCAGCCTTTTTCCTGTTGCCATGCGTTAAGTCAACTATATGCGAATATACATTATTTTTCCGCATTAAATCTGACAAATATGGCAAAACTGCATTTTTTAATGCTCCACGCTCAATTCCAACACTCAAAGGTCGGTATTCCCGCATCTTTAGCAGAATCGTTGCAGCAGTCTCCCTGATGTCCCACCTACCAAAAGCAATCTCTTTTACGAACCATTTGCCATCATCAGTGACCTTGACCACAGCAATGGCAGTCTGATCTAGCCTTTTCTTCGAGTTAGCCGCCTGTCTAGCCACTTCTTCAAATCCAGCCAAGTCACAGGCTATGAAGTAAGAACCAAACTCAGGCTCTACCCCGTACTTAATCCACTCTTCTTTAAAGACATCGCTACCCGCATTTGAGAAACTTGCCATATACTCTTGCTTGAAGGCGAATGAACTTAGGGTCTTCTTCGCGCTCTCGATTTCGCTAGGGTCAATAAGCGGGTTATCTTGAGTAGTAAAGTGCCAACTTTTCCAGTCAGGATCTTCACCCTCTTGCCCCAAGTTGTACAAGTCAAAGAACCAGTTCCTACCCTTGGGCGTGCCAATAAACATGGCTTTACCCTTCTTGTCTGACAAAGACGCTCGAATAACCTGCTCCCAAGTCTCAGGCTTAATGTCAGCTACCTCATCCAGTACAGCGTAAGTCAATGACACACCTCGCAAGGTATCGGGTCTGTCTGATCCCCGAACATAAATCTTTGCGCCGTTAATCAACGTGACTTCCATGTTGTTTACATGGCTTGATTGGATAATCTCTCGACCAACGTCAAGCAATACATCCCACACAATCTGTCTAGCCTGCCCCTGAGTAGGCGCAACATACAGCACCGCACTACCAGCAGGACAGCTTAAACCCTCAATCAATAGCGTAGTAACCGCTAACCTAGACTTACCGCAGCGGCGACCAGCAACCACAACCTTGAACCTCGTCTTATCAGCAAACACCTCTTGCTGCCAAGGCAATAGCGCAAAGTTCAAGTCAGCCATTCTTAGCCTCTATGTCTTCTATGTCTTTAGGCTCATCTGCATCAATTGTCGTTGTGGCGACTGTTGGTGCGCCTATGCCAGTGATATTAATGTGGATTGCACTCCTCTGGCTCTTATCCTTCTCAAACATTGAGACAGGCAATGTGCGGTCAACACACATCTTGATAGCCGCCATCTGTGCAGGGTGATTGTCGTTCAACGCTATGGAAATCATCTTCTCAACAACATCCTTACCACTCGACCTGATAAGCATATCCTTCAAGTCCTTGATACGCTGGTTGTCAGTCTTGGGTAAGGCAAGATCAGGATTCCTTGCGTACTCCTGTATCTGACGCTTTAAGCCAAACACACCCTTGGGTCTGCCAGCCTTCTTCTTCTCGGTTGGCTCTTCATCTTGGATGCTGTCCATTTGCTCTATCTTCACGATTGTCCTTGTCGTTGTGGGCGTGATAGGGGGCGACTATAGCAAATTGCGAGGCGATAGTCTTCTTTTTTTTCATTTTCGTTTTTTCGGAGGGGAGGATGCTCCCACAACTTTCATCGACCGACCGACCCCCCTCCCCCCCAGTCAAAGTTATCCACAGGAAACTGTGGATACTGTGGATAACTTCTGCAAGTCATTGATTTCATTGGACTTTTTGCAGAGGCTTACAGAATACTTACAAAAACGGTTTTATACAATGTTCATTATGTTAACTTTAAATATCTGAAAGTGTTACACGCATCTGCAAATTGCAACTGGAAATGAAACCAATTGGGCAAATTGTGGATAACTTGCCCTCCGATCTGTGGATAACCTGTGGATAACTTTTATATTTCGCATTCTGAAAAGAATTTTCTGGGCGATGCTGGAGAGGGAAAGAGGCGGGTGGTGCATTATCGGTATACCTAAATGAGAATCAATCTCATTCGCATTCGCATTTAATAATTAGTTACCAAAGCCACGCTAAAGATCGCCATAGCAATGCCGCTAGGAAGCCTTAAAACAAGGCTTAAAGCCGTTTTACTGGCTATCCTTATCTACCCCTAAGAAATCCCTTAGATCGTCTTTAGGGCGGTATCCTAGTTCCCACAAGATTGCATAGCAATCCAAGACATTCTTAAAGCCATTGCTGATATTTCCTTTACCAGCACAAAGCAAGATTGTCCTGTCGGCATCAGTCAACTTGCGCCTGAACTGGACTGTGGTTGTAGTCGGAGGTCTAGCCACGATTCAAAGGCTTGTACTTAGGCACATAAGGCTCACCAGAGAAGATCGCATCTAGATCGTCTTCCATGTCATCAAAGCCTGAGTTACCGAATCCTTCTTTGGGCGTGAACTTAGTAATCCTAGCCGTTGGCACAAGTGCTTTGAGTTTGATGATCTCTTGAACCTGTGGCTCTTGCAGGAACACCTCAAGTTCTTCCAATGTCCAGATGTTCCCATTGTTGATGTCTTTGCGGTGGGTCTGAAGTTCAACCGCAT